CTCATCAGCCACTCGCCTAGCAAGCCTCTTCTCATCCGCTTCGCCCGAGACTGAGGCGTTCAACGTAAGGTTTATGATTACGGGACCTTGCGCCTCGTTCCCTCCTGCTACGGCTCCAGCTTTGAAGCCCTCTATGCCCCTGAGGGCTTCTCCCATGCTCCGATCTACAAGGCTTGAGAACCTTTCCAGGTCCTTCTCGGCAGAATCCACGGCCTCGCTAATCGCATGGGCGAAGCATATGCTTTCGATAAAGTCGCCTATCGTCTTCTGGGCATTCGAGAAGGCTCCAGAAACCGCATCCTTGAAGCCTCCAAGGGCATCCTGGGCTGCCTTGGCTGCGCCTCCTAGGGTATCCGAAAGCCACTTCAGCCCATCTATGACGGGCTTTATGAAGGTATCGTAGCCAGACTTCAGGGTTCCGCAGAAGGCGTCCCAGGCTCCAGAAAGCCATTTTATAGCCTCCTGAACGCCCTCTACGGCGGGCTTGAAGAAGCTTATCAGGGCTTCTCCTAGGGCGTTAACGGCATTGCGAAAGTCTTCATTCGTCTGATATAGATAGACGAGCCCGGCAGCCAAGGCTGCGATTCCGGCTATTACTAAAACGATGGGATTGGCAGCAAGGAAGCTCATTACACCTGATAAGGCTTCAGTAGCTGCATGGAGGCTTTGAAAAGCCTTGATGCCAGAATCTATGCCCGTTATAAGCGTAGGAACAACGGAAAGGGCTACCTGGGCTATCATCTGGTTGAGGTTTCCTTGTGCTATTTCTGCTCTCTCGGTTGCCAGCCTGTAGTGCTCCTGTGCCAGCTCAAGGTCCCTTGCAGCCTTCTGGGCTTCTGCCGAGTCAGCTCCATACTTCTCTACGGCTAGATTATAGCGATTCTGGGCATCCTCCACAGCCTTCAGAGCCGTTTGCGCTAGATAGTTAGCCCTTTCTAGGGCATACTGAGACTTTTCGACCCTATCGACGCCCTGATAAAGGCTGAAGGCGCTCGTGGCTAAGCCCGAAAAACCCGTTACAAGGTCCCTGACGGAGGCATTTGTTCGGTCTTGGGCTTCCTGAACCGCCTTGTTCGCCCTTTCAACCTCGGAAAGGCTGGATTCGATATTTCGAGAGGCCTCGCTTACTACATCGCTTGCCTCATCTATGGCCTTCAGCCTTATCTGGAGCTCGCCGATCTGGCTCAACTTGGCTTAACGCCTCCTCCTAAGCCTTTCAAGCCTTTCGTAATACCATTCGAGCCAGGCAAGGAGAAAGTTGTACTGGAAGGCCGTTAGCTCCGAGACCTCTACAGGCGTATAGCCGAACTCGTAGCAAAGCCAGCCAAAGGCTTGAGCGTAGGGATTTGCCTTCACCCATCTCTTCACGGCATCGTAGCGAAAAAACCCGCTAGTCCTGTGATCTTCAGGAGCTCAGCCATGACATCCCATGGAAGGTCCGCAACGTCTTCCTTAGCAATCGAGGGATCGGCCTTCGAGAGGCATCTCCATACGGCCATGATAATGCGCTCCTCATCCGTTCCTGTCTTCGCCAGCTCGAGGAGGTCCCTAGCCGTTAAAACGCCAAAACGGATCGTGCCCAGCCTAGGATGCTTAACCGTCCGTATCTCGCGGGTAGAGCGGGCCAGCTCTCGAAGGTCGAAGCTTTTTGCAGTTTCCTCCCTTTTCACTTCCATGGCTTCGATCTTCGCCATGTATTCGGCTATCTTCTCCTCCTTCTCCTTCTCCCTCTCTTTCTCTTTCTCTTTCTCTTTCTCCTTCTCCGCCTGTTCCTTTTCCATTTCTTCGCTTTCCCTCCCCAAACAGAATGCGCTAGGCTGCTTCTGCTGGACTGAGTCCAGCAGAAAGGCCAAGCATACATAGCATAGTCTCGATTAGGCTACTGAGTTCCGAGGGCTATGCTGGTCCCCTCGCCTTCCAATTCCTCCTCGAGGTAGTCGTCCTGCGGGTTTGTGTACTGCCAGCGCCGAAAGATCACATTGCTGAGGGTGATTTTTGGCTTGCCTGTGCCTGTGCCGGCCGGGCGCACTTCGATCGTTACCTTGGTTCCGTTCAGAACGTCCGTAAGAAAGGCACTATCAATGTACCACTTGGACAGGCTGACCCTGAAGCTCTGGTTTCCGATTTCCAGCGCGACGGGCGTCTTTGAGCCAATGCTGTAGGCCTTTACTACCTCATTCTCTACGATTATACGAGCAAATTTGGCGCTACCGATCGGCTCGGTTCCCTTCAGTATGACGGCGTTGACTCCCAGCAGAGGTACCTGCTGCGACATTTTCCATCACCTCTCCTCTTCTTTTCCTTTCCTTAGCTAGCTCAGCTTAGCTTGGGTTGGGGCTTCTGCAGCCAGAAGCCTTTCCAAACCTAGAGGCTCCTTGAACTTGAGCAGGGATCTATCGGAGCCCAGGGCGACCTCTACCTCTACCTCTGCCCCCGCTCGAGTCATTCGAGCAGAAACCCAGGGTCCCGCATAGGGACATAAGGCTTCCATAAAAGGGACCTAGGAACTGGAAACAGGGACCTACAGGACCTTTCGTTCCTTCCCCTTCCCTTCCTTCCCTTCCATTCCAGCCTAGCTGGATCCCTCCTCCAGGATCCTATCCAAAACCTTCCTCATCAGACGCCGGCTTTCCTGCATGACATGCCACCAGGCGGCCGTCATGAAGAGCCGTGCCCTGATATAGCGGGTCCCAAACTCCTGATAGCGAGCATAGGGAGCTGTGGCTACAAGCCAGTAGCCCCCCTCATCCGCATTCGCATTCGCATCCTCAACCCAGTGAATCGTGCTTCTTAGGTAGCCGGTCCTTACGGGAGCCAGGGATCTGGCGACCTCCAGGGCTTCTACGGCTAGCCAGTACATTTCTTCGCTAACGTACTTCCTTGCCCTTTCAGGAAGCCTTTGAAGGGCTTTTCGAAGCCGGTCCATTCCTTCTACGCTGATCTGAACGCTCATGCAGCCCAGCCATCAGGAGGATTCGATTTTGAGAAGGAGGGCGCCTGTAACGATCTGGAGCCTTAGGATGTTCTCGCCCTCTGAAACCGTCGGCTCCCTGACGATGCGTACCAGGGAGGCACCTTCGATAGCCCGTCCCTTCGCTAGGATGATGCGGTATATTTCATTCCTGATCTTCTCTCGCTTTTCAAGGAGGCTTAATATTGAGGCCTGGCTCGGAACCCGAATGCCCACATCGATGGCTAAGGGCTGATCAACCTTCCAGATCACGGGCTGGAAGGCAATGGGCGATACGCTCGCGCCTCCCGCCTCATAGACCGCTATAAGGTACGCTTTCCCGGATGAAGCCTTAAGCCAGGCGATCTCATCGATGCGATGGCTTGCCCACTCGATTTCGGTTACGGCTATGCCCGTGTTTTCTTGGCTCCAGTTGTTATAGATCGTTTCAAGAAGGTTCGAAGCCAGGGGCATCGTGATCACGGCACCAAAAAAAGCGTTAAGGGTTAAAGATCCCGCCCCGGTAAGTGGGCACCTCGGAAGCTTCCGAAGCCTCGGCTCCCAAGGCTACGAGGCTGAAGTTCGCCATGGCTTTAGCCAATTCTTCGGCGAATTTCTGGACAGCGCCCCTGAAGACATCCATGCTGACGGCCGCCTTCGTGATGAAGAGGTCCCCGAGCCTGTAGTCGAAGGCGCCCTGGAGGATGCCTCCCGAAGCCGTGACAAGGATGCGGAGGCATGCAAGGTTCAGGGCTATAAGCCTTGCCCAGGCATACCGGGGATCCGAGGTTTCTAAATCAAAGCCCACGATGGCGTTCGCGTACGTGTTCGCATAGTCCGTATGGGCTTGGAAGGAAGCTTCCTGTATTGGAAGCCCATAGACCGTGTAGACATGGCTTACGCTGTCGTAGCTTGCGTTTAGGGCTGAAGCTACTTCCTGAACCTTGACGTATTCTACGGTCATAATCTCCCCTAACTAAACGGTTGAAAAGGAAAGGAAGAGAAGAAAAGAAAAAGAGGAGGTTGGAAGGGAGAAGGGAGGGAGGAAGATCACCAATAGAAATGGAACGCTTCCTTCTCCCTTTCCCTTTCATTTAGCCTTTATCGTTGCTGCTCTTAGCTAGACGCCAATCCTGTCACTTTCACGATCGCTTCTCCGCAGGTAACGCAGGGCGCATACCTTGCCGTAAGGACAACATCGACAGCATCGAACTCCTTCTTGATTTCCACATCGGTCGTCAACGGGCGTCGGATTACGAAGAACCCAAGGGGCGCATAGCTAGCTGATGGGTTCTGTCCTGTGCTTAGGATGTAGGCGTTTCCAGCCGGTATGACCGTGGAGATGAGGACATCCATGCCGTAGATCTGGCCTACGGCACCGTTCCTCAGGACCGATTCTCCATAATAGGCGTAGGTGCTGAACTGTGGAAGGTAGTAGACGTCCCTCGCATTTACG